ATCCTTACTTTAGTTGTGTTTTATAAAACATGTAATACTAATTCAAAAATAAAAGAGAGTAGTGAAAAAATCAAAACTCTTAGTGAGACTCTTATCTCTACAAATAAAAAAATGGATTCTTTAGTTATTCAATTAAAAAAAGAAATACGAAAAGAAGGGTTAAAAGTTGAAAAAAGAATGATTCAGTCTACAGATAGAACATTATTGGATGTACATCGTCAATCTGAAATTGACAAAGAATTAACTGCGTTAGATTTTTAATATGAAAAACATTTGGGATTGGATTAAAAATAACCCTAATAGGACTATGTTCTTAATTCCAATTATTTTGGTTGCGGGAATATCTATATCTCACGTAGTCACATGGTATGATATTGCAAACCCAATTAGTTGGGCAGTATATCTTTCAATTGCAATTGAAGTTGCGGCAATGACAGCTTTAGTTGCGGTGATGAATAAAATAAAAGGAGGTGTTTGGTTCATGTTTGGGTTAGTTACTTTTATACAAATGATTGGAAATATCTTTTTTTCATTTAATGAGGTTGATTCTGAAGGTGCATTATTTAAATCGTGGATTGAGCTTACATCTCCACTATGGGACGCAATAGGTTCAGATATAAATGATGTTGTTTCAATGAAAAGGTGGTTAGCGTTTTTAGAAGGTGGTTTATTACCTATAATTTCGTTAACATCATTACATTTTTTTATTAAATATGACGATAAACCATTAACATTAAATGGAGAAACAAAAAATAAAGATGAGATTTTAAAAACTGAAGTAGAAAATAGTTTTAGTCCATTCTTAAATGAAGATTCGGTTATAGATTCAAAAAATAATATTGAGTCATCAATAGAAGATTCAAAAAAAAATAATGAATCATCAACTGAAAATTCAACAAGTAATAGTGAATCATCAACAGAAAAAGTAATTGAAAATTCAACAAATAATAGTGAGTTGTCAACAGAAAAAGTTATTGAAACAACAAAAACTACAGAAGAAATTGTAGATGAGCCTATTGTAAAAGAAGATATTGAAAAAACAAGTACTCCGGAAGAAGTTGTTGAAACAACAAGTACTCCAGAAAAAGTTGTAGAGGTTCCTATTGTAGAAGAAACAATTGAAAAAACAAGTACTCCGGAAGAAGTTGTTGAAACAACAAGTACTCCAGAAGAAGTTGTTGACGTTCCTATTGTAGAAGAAACAATTGAAAAAACAAGTACTCCGGAAGAAGTTGTTGAAACAACAAGTACTCCAGAAGAAGTTGTTGACGTTCCTATTGTAGAAGAAGTCGTTGACGTTCCTATTGTAGAAGAAGTCGTTGACGTTCCTATTGTAGAAGAAGTCGTTGACGTTCCTATTGTAGAAGAAATTGTAGATGTACCTATTGTAGAAGAAGTTGTTGAAACAACAATCATTCCAGAAGAAATTATAGATATTCCTATTGTAGAAGACGTAAATGAAACTACAGAAGTAAAAATAAAAAGACTTAGCTATAAAAGAACATCTTAAAGTTTTAAATAACTCATGATTGAGACATTTGAAAAAAATTTATTTAAACCAATAGGGGTACAAAATAAAAAAAACCAAATTATTTTAACTCACACTTCTAGAAATTTTGACGATTACATACACTCGTTAAAATATAGAATGAATGGTAAGTATACTAAAATTCCTAATTATATTATTACTAGAGAAGGTAAGGTTATTCAAACTTTAAAAAATAAAGAATATGGTAGTTTTTTTAAAGAAATAAATATAAATCGTAATTCTATTATAATAACTCTTGAGAATTTAGGTTGGTTAGAAAAAGAACCTTTAACCAGTAACTACATTAACTGGATTGGTGATATTTATAATGGACCTGTGTTTGATAGAAAATGGAGAGATTATTTTTTTTGGCAACCTTACACAACATCTCAAATTAATAAAACAATTGAGATTTGTAAAAATATTTGTAATGAAATGTCAATAAAAAAAAATTTGATTGGTCATAACACTAAAATAAACGGAATTGAAAAATTTAAAGGGATTGTGACTAAAAGTAATTTTGATATCGAATTTACCGATTTAAGTCCGGCTTTTAATTTTGAAGAATTTGCAAAAGAATTTGAAAATGAATAATCACGATGAAATTAAAAAGCTATTAAGCGCTTCAAGAATAATGTTGTCAAATCCAACATTAAACGAATCTATAGATGAAATTAGAAAAAAATATCATATTTTATCTGAATCAGAAACTGATATAAATGATGATAATATATCAACAAAAATTAACGTTGCTAATTCAGTAGAAAATGAAATAAGTGATGATGATGTTAAAAGTAAAAACGATAAAACCCAAGCTTATAGGATTTCAGGGGGCATTATAGTGTTACATGGTAAACAATCAAATGACGTTGAATTAACAACCGATGAAAAACTTGCTTTTCAAGAGACAATGGATGAATTTGTAAATGAAGTTTCTGATATGGTTGATTTTAATAAGTTAAATATATACCCAGATAATGTAGAGTGGTCTGGTAAAATTATTGATTATGATTTAGACTTTTTCTTTTCTATTGGAGAAAATAATGGAATCTATATTAATGGAGATATGATTAAAGCGGATGATAATTTTTTAGAACAAATTACAAAACTAAAAAATTTTTATAATAAATTTAAGTCAAAGTGGAGTAAAATAATTGGTAGTAGAAAATTAACAAAGTAAAAGCAATTTAATGGAATTTTTAAAAACCAATTTTAAGTCAATATTATTTATCATATTAATTGTTTTAACGTGGTATTGGTTATATGTTTTATTAACACCTAATATAGATATGTCGATTAAATCGCAACAAAAAATAGATTCTATTAGCGTGGTAATTAATTTAATTGAAAAAGAACAATTAATATTAAATGATAAAATTAATTATTATAATGATGAAATAAAAAAAATAGATAATAATATAACAAAAATAAAAAATGAAAAAACAATTATTAAAGAATATTATCATGAACAAATTAGTAATGCTGGGAATTTTAATGTTAATCAGCTTGACAGTTTTTTCTCAACCAGGTACTCCCACTAATTCAGAAGTTAAATGTTTTCCAATATCAATTGTTAAATTAATAACTAAAGATTTAATTATTGGGGATTCGGCAAAAAATCTTTTAAAAATAACTGAAAGACAATTATTAGAGACTGAAAATAAAATTATTTTAAAGGATAGTGTTATTAATTCTTATATAAATAAAGAAAATAATTATAAATTAATAATAAACGGGGAAAGAACAAAATTTGAGACTTTGGAAGATTTCAATAAAAATCTTCAATTATCGTTAAAAAAATCAAAGTTTAAAACAAAATTAACATCCACAATATAAATAACAATTATTGGAATTTTAACTGGGTTGATTTTAATAAAATAATAAATTATTACTAAAATTTTTGATATTTATAAATAAAAACCATGTCGATTAAAAGTAAAAAAAAAATAAGTCCAAAAATTGAAACTAAAGAAGCAACAGGTTCTGGAGGAAGTGGAGGATTTGAAACTTTATTTTCAGTAAAGAAAAAAAATATAGGTAAAAAAGTAGAAACAAAAGAAGCTACTGGAGCATCATCTTCAGGTTCTTATGAAACTCCATCTATTTGGGCCAAAACAATGAATAAAAAAGATTGGAGAGGGGCCTCAAAACCTTTAATTCCTGGAGGCAAATTTGTGGAAGTTAAAAAAAAGTGTAAAACTTTTCCTTATTGTAATCAAGGTGATATCAAAGCTCTTAAAATTTTTGAAAATAAAACTTTAAAAAAGGTAATAAATAACCTAAGTAAAAAATATCAAGTAAACGAAAATGTAATTAAAAACATAATACTTTATGAAATAAGTTTAATTAAATAAAAACCATAATATTTATACATAAAAAAGAATGAAAAATTTATCTAAAAAAAATATCGATATCGTTATTAACAAAGTTTTAAGAGAAACTTTAGAAGAAAAGGCCAATGAAATAAAGTCTAAACTTAAAAATGAATTAGACGAAAAAATGATGGATGATGCTCACCCAACTTTTGGACATATGACTCCAGAAGAACTACGTTCATTTTATAAAAAAATGAAAAAAGATGGAATTAATTTAAAGGATAAAAGTCATAAGCCTAAACCTAAGCCTAAAGATGACGATGAAGACGAATTTCCTGATTTTGGGTTTGGAGATTCTATTTCAGAAAATAATATGTGTAATGAATGCGGAAGTGGTTATATGGAAGAAGGAGTGTGTAATGAATGTGGAGGTATGGGTAAAACATTATATAGTGAGAGTGATGAAGATATAAAACAAAATAAATTAGAAAGAGTTTGTTCTAAAAATAGTGAAGATTATGACATTCAAGCTTGTGAAGCTCATAAAAAATATTCTAAAGAAGGGGAATTGGATGAAAAACTTTATGGAAATCAATATAAGTTAGATAAAAATAAAAATAATAAAATCGATAGTGATGATTTTGCTATGATAAGACGTGGTAAAAAAGAAGAAACTAAAGAAAGTTTAAAAGGAAATCAAAAAAATATTGATAAGAATAAAAACGGTAAAATAGATTCTGAAGATTTTAAAATGTTAAGAAAAATGAAAAGTAAAAAATCATTAAAATTAACTGAAGATGAATTAATTAGTTTAATCGAAAATATAGTTAATGAAAATAAAGAAACAAAAGTTAAATCAAATATTAAATTAGATGGGAACCACCCAGGATTAAAAAAATACGAACAATCATACAAAGAATCCGGTAAAGAAAATCTTGATAATCTTAAATCAGTAGGTAAAAAAATGAAAGAATATCTTAAAGACGGTTCTAAAGGGGATTATGAGTCAAACCCAACACAATTTCCAAAAGGTAACGGTGAATTAGCAAAAATGTCTAAAAAAGCTTACGTACCTTCTGACGCAGTTAAAGACTATACAGATAATCTTACTGCAGCAGCTTTAGAAAATTTAAATTACGATGAAATTCATCCTGATGAAGATTGGATTAGTAAAAATATTGAAGGTGATTCAAAAACCGGAAACAACCCTAAATGGGCAAATGCCGTTGATACTGGTATCAATAAAAAAAGAAACAAAATAAGAAAAGATAATTTATTAGGGAAAATTAAAAAAATGGCTTACCATAAATCCCCACAACCAATAGTAACCGATAAAACAGGTGAAAACGCTGGGTCTAAGTTGTTGATGAAACTTGAGTCTATAGAAAATAAAGATAATAAAAATTTAAACGAGGAGTTTGTTAAAATAAAAAACCTTCTTGGGTATAATAAAAAAACTCAATAATATACATTATTATTTTTAATGTTATTATTACTTCATAATGTTTTTTTATGGAGAATTTATTTAAATATTTATCAAAACCACTAACATCAGAAGATGTTGACGTTTGGTTAAGAATTAATAATATAATTGTGGAAAAATTA